ATGAAAAAGTATCTTAACGATCCTGATAACGCTTTCTTACGCACAACACCAACGAGGCTATAACTATGTGGCTATACAACCCCGGTCAAGCAGGGGCAACACAAACAAACTTTGCCCCCTTAAACAATTCAGTATATTATATTGCTCGTAGATAATGGCTATATCAAACTATACAGAACTACAGACTGCTGTTGCTAACTGGTTAGATAGAGATGATTTAGCCGCAAGGATTCCAGAGTTTATTTCGTTGTGTGAGGCTCGATTTAATCGAACCTTGCGCCTTCGTGCTATGGAAACTTTAGACACTTCTGTATCTACTGTAGCAGGAACTAGTACAATAGCATTACCATCTGGATATGTTCAAATGAGGGAGTTTCATTTAACAACATCTCCTTTAACTCAATTGCAATATTTAACCCCAGAAATGATGGTTAGATTAAATGCAGGAAGTCAGCAAGGCAAACCTTTAACTTATACAATTATTGGCGATAATATACGTCTTGGCCCAACGCCTGATGTAGTGTATACAACAAGTATGCTGTATTACAAAACATTTGACCCATTAACTGATGTTGCCCCTACTAATTGGGTAATTGAAAATGCACCAGATGTGTATTTGTACGGCACTTTACTTGAAGCAGAGCCTTTTTTAATGAACGATGCTAGAACTCAATTATGGGCGCAAGCATTACAAGAATCTATAAACACTCTACAAGAACAAGATAACAAGGACAGGCATTCAGGTTCTATTCTTAGAGTAATGAATACAGGTGGATATTACTAATGGCATTAGAAAGCGCATCATATCTTAACGGATTGGTAGATACAAATCCTGCCGCAACAGATCAAGTTTCTCAAGGGGACGATCATTTACGTTTAATTAAAAAAGTATTAAAGGATTCTTTTCCTTCCGTAGATGCCGCTGTTAACGCAATTCATGCGTCAGCATCGGCACCTGCTACTTCTATATCAGCAGGTCTTGTTTGGTTTGACACGACAAACGACTTACTAAAGATTAGAAATGAAGCAAATGATGCTTGGATAACTTTAGCGGTATCACCACTAACATCTAACAGTGTAGACATTGATGCAGGTTCTATTGATGGAACTCCTATTGGTGCTACTACTGCATCTACTGGTAAGTTTAGTAGCGTTAACATAGCAAGTGATGGAGCAACAGTTACAGGAATTAAAGATGAAGATGACATGGCCTCCGATTCGGCTGTCAAACTTGCTACACAGCAGTCAATTAAGGCGTATGTTGATTCACAGGTTACAGCACAAGATTTGGATGTTATATCTGATAGCGGCACTATTGACGTTGATCTTGATTCAGAAAGCCTAACGGTTACTGGTGGCGAAGGAATTGATACTTCAGCAACAGGGACAACGCTTACAATATCAGGAGAAGACGCATCTACATCTAACAAAGGTGTAGCATCATTTAACTCTGATAACTTTGACGCATCTTCTGGTGAAATTACAATTAAAGATGGTGGTGTAGCCAACGCTGAACTAGCAGATATGGCGGCTAATACAGTAAAGGTTAGAGATGCTAACTCAAGCGGTGTGCCTTCTGATAAAGCAGTAGCAGACACTCAGATTCTTATTGGCGACGGTACTGGATTTACAGCCGCCGCATTGTCTAATGATGCTACTATGGCTAACACTGGTGCGGTTACTGTAACAGGCATACAAGGCAAGTCAGTATCCTCAACAGCGCCTACTAACGATCAATACATGAAGTATTCGTCTACTGCTAACGAGTGGCAGATGGTATCAATTGTAGGTACGGACAAACTAACTACTAAAGGTGATCTACTTGTATACAATACAGTAGACTCTGAAACAAGACTTCCAGTTGGAACTACTGACTATGCTGTAATTGCTGACCCTTCGGCTACTAATGGTTTAGCATGGAAACAAGTTGCTACTGCAACTATTGCTGATGACGCTGTTACTGCGGATAAACTAGCAGACACAGCGGTTACCCCCGGAAGTTACACTGCATCATCTATTACGGTAGATCAGCAAGGTCGTGTTACAGCGGCAAGCAGTGGTACATTAAACTTTGTAGATAAAACATCTGCTACAGGTTCAGCCGTATTACCTGCGGGTACTACCGCACAGCGAGATGGATCACCATCAGCAGGGTACATTAGATACAATAGCACTACAGGAAGTTTTGAGGGGTATGGGGCCGCTTGGGGTAGCATAGGTGGTGGGGCTACTGGAGCAGGTGGAGATGAAATCTTTTATGAAAACGAGCAAAACGTGACAACAAGTTATAGTATAACAACAAACGAAAACGCTGTCAGTGCAGGGCCAATTACTATTGATGCAAGTGCTACTGTTACTGTTCCTAGCGGATCAACGTGGGTAATCGTATGAGTACAATTAATGTAAACGCAATCGACAAAGAGTCTGGCTCAAACGTAAGTATTGGTGGTTCTGGCACGACAGTAAACATTGGCGCATCTGGTCAAACGACTAATGTCACAGGAAAATTAGATGCGTCTAACGCTGACTTTGTTCCAAAGAATTCGCTGTCAAACAGAAATCTCATCATCAACGGAGCCATGAACGTGGCTCAGAGAGGAACTTCTAGCACTTCTAGCGGATACGGAACTGAAGACCGATTTCGAATTTCATTTTCTGGAGTTGCTGTTACACGTACACAAGAAACTTTATCTAGCGGCGATCCGTATGATTTAGGATTTAGAAAATTTGTTAGATTAACAAATACTTCAGTTAGTTCGGCTACTGACACTTTCCTTCAATATTTTCAAAAAATAGAAGGTCAAAACATAGCCGCATCTGGATGGAATTATTTGTCTAGTTCTTCAAATATTACTCTTTCTTTTTGGGTTAGATCAAGTTTAGCCGGAACTTACAGCGCATTTGTAAGATCAAATGATGGGACAATCAAATTAAACAGTTTTGAGTTTACTTTGTCTGCAAATACTTGGACAAAAATTACCAAAACTTTTTCTGGTGACGCTTCAATACAAATTGATAATGACAACGGATCAGGATTTAGTGTTTTTATTGTTCCATACTACGGAACAGATTTTACCACTTCTGGACATACTAATGATGTTTGGCAAACTTACAGCGGAACAGATATTTCATCTGATTTTGCCCAGAACTGGTGCAACACCACTAATGCAACATTTGACCTAACTGGCATCCAACTAGAAGTAGGCTCAGTAGCCACGCCATTTGAGCATGAGTCTTATGGTCAGACTTTGCAGAAGTGTCTTAGATATTTCTACAGGATGAACGGAGGAACTATACAGGATCAAGTTACAGGTGCTCAGCAAAGCGGTAATTCCTTTATTACCACTAATTTTCCTGTTGAAATGAGGGCTGTTCCAACATTAAGTGATTCAAATATCAGCCAATCCTACCTTTTGTATGGCGGTACTACTTTTGGTTACTTTACCACGCATAGTAGCCTTCAGTTTAGTTCGACAAAAAATTTTACAACTTATGCGGCTGCATCTTTTAGTAATGGAGCCGCATTGTTTGGTAGGTTATTTGCAACTGGATCATACCGACAATTTGATGCGGAGTTATAGAAATGGAAATTACTTTTGCTAAAAAATTAAACACCGCAATTGAAAACGAGTGGATTGGAATTAAGGCGATTATTGATGGAGTTGAAATGTCAATACCTCTTAATCCTGATAACCGTCACTACGCCGCCATTATGGAGCAAGTCAATACAGGGATACTAACTATAGCGGAGGCTGACAATGGCGAGTGAAATCAAAGTTAATAAAATCACTACTAGTTCTGGCTCTACTCTTGAATTTGGTGGAGCAGGAGATACAGTAAGTGTTGGTAGCGGTGCAACTGTTACTGGGTTTGGTGGTGGCAAAGTGTTGCAAGTTCTTCAAACTTTAAAGACTGATACTCAATCTTTTACTTCTAGTTCAAGTTTTTCAGACATAGTTGGTTTATCGGTATCTATAACACCTTCCAGTACAAGTAGCAAAATTCTAGTTTCTTTTTGTGTTTCAGGAGGAACTGGTAGTGATGGAGGTCATTTACAGATGCAACTTTTAAGAGATTCAACTGCTATTGGTTCAGCGGATGCGTCATCAAACAGAACAAGAAATACTGGAATTTATTTTAATACAGCGGTTGTGGGTCAGGTTATTCAGAACAATTTTATGATGTTAGACAGCCCAAGCACAACCTCTTCCGTCACTTACAAAATGCAAGGTATGGCAAATTCAAGCACAGTTCACGTTAATCGAAGCAGTAGAGATAATGACGGATCAGCACATGATGGAAGATGTTCTTCTCATATAACAGTAATGGAGATAGCAGTATGAACCACCAAGCAGTTTATAATTTATACCCTAACGTCGTTTCTATTGATGACGGCGCAGGGCCAATGGACAAAGACGGCAATCAAGTTCCAATTGTTCAATCAGATTACGAGGCAGAGGTCGCACGATTGCAAGCCGAATATGATTCTCAAGCATATGCCAGAGCAAGAGCAGAAGCATATCCATCTTGGCAAGAACAAATGGACATGATGTATCACGATCAAACAGAAGGCTCACGCACTTGGCTTGATGCTATCGAAGCCGTCAAGGAGTTATACCCGAAATGAGTGAAGTAAAAACGGACAAACTTTCTCCCCGCACCGCTTCGGGAACAGTAACGCTTGGAACGTCAGGCGATACGTTTACGATTCCTTCTGGTGTAACGCTAACAAATAACGGTAGCAGTTCTGGTTTTGATAGCGGTCTTGCTTCAGTACAAGTTTTTACCTCATCGGGAACTTGGACACGACCAACTGGAATTACTAAAGTGATGGTAGAGGTTCTTGGCGCAGGAGGGGGAGGCAGAAGGATGGACGGAAGCCCCTATAACGGGCAATCTGGTGGAGCCGGTGCATACACAAAAACAATACTAGATGTTTCATCGATTTCTTCCGCAACAATAACTATTGGGTCTGGAGGTTCAGCGGGTGGAAATAACGTCGATGGCGGAAATGGTGGTTTTTCATCATGGGCTGATGGCACAAACACTCTTACCTGCAATGGTGGCGAAGGCGGTTTAAGCACTAATATTATTAAATCTGCGGCAACTGCTTCTGGGTCGTATGACTTTTATATTGAAGGTCAGCCCGCCGGTAAGGG